CTTCAGACTATTGCTTAATAAATAAATTAAACTACTACCCCAACTTTGTTACAAGCGGAACAATAGACCAGGCTGGCCCAACAGCTTCTAATACTGTTTCAAATACAACAGCAACGTTTATTAGTTCGGGCGTAAAAGCAGGGGATATTATAAGTAATTTAACCACTAATGAATTTGGCTATGTAACACAAGTGATTTCTGAAACAACTTTACTTGCAACACAGCTATGGGAGCTTGGAAACGAATATTCGATAGTAACAAATAAAAATGTGCGTGAGATAGAAAGAGTTTCTCAGCAAAAAATATTTAAGTTAACCGCATCAAATTTAACAAAGCCTACAAATTTATTTCCTGCATATTTTTTAAACGGCAATACAACAACCGTATATCCTGAAGAAATAACAAGTCCAGGGACAGTTATTGCTCAATACGTAAGATATCCTAAGCCGCCAAAATGGACGTATTTTAATTTAGTTGGAAGTGAGCCTACGTTTAATCAAACCGCAGCTGATTACCAAGACTTTGAGTTGCCTCAAGATGATGAGCCAACATTAGTTATGAAAATATTACAGTTTGCCGGTATGTCCATAAGAGAAGTTGAAGCAATTAAATTTGGACAATCCCAAGAAATGGTAGAAAATCAAAATGAACAATAATGGCATATATTAGCGCATGGCAATATTACGAGAATGGAGGTAACACACCAGAAAACGAAAACTGGGGGTCTTATCAATATGTAAGCCTGGAAGATATTGTCAACAATTTTATGTTGATGTATGCAGGAAACCATTCTTTAATAAATAATGAAGAGCGATTTAAAGTTTTATTTCACGCTAAAAGAGCAATACAAGAACTTAACTATGATGCTTTTAAGGAAATTAAAATATTAGAACTTCAAGTGTGTGATAATTTAAGATTTGTACTTCCCCCTGATTACGTTAACTGGGTAAGGATATCTATATATAAAGATGGTGTGCTTAGGCCTCTTACTGAAAACATACAAACTAATTACAGTGATGCGTACCTACAAGACCATGAATGTAAAATATTATTTGATGACCAAGGAAACGTTTTAAAACCATCTACATCTTTGATTGATTTACAGCGGATTGAAGGTACAAAAAAGAGCATTTACTTAAACCAAAACAGCCCCTACAACAATATGGAAGGATACTGTATTGACGGGTATTGGTGTTTTGATTACGCTATTGGCGCTCGTTATGGTTTAAATACAGAAACAGCTAACTCTAATCCTACTTTCCGAATAGATTCAAAAAGTGGAGTGATTAACTTTAGCTCAGGTATGGCAAAAGAATTTTGTATACTTGAGTATGTATCAGACGGAATGGAATCTGGAGATGATTCTAAAATAAGCGTCAATAAATTATTTGAAGAATATATTTATGCGTATATCCAGTTTGCTATATTAAATGGTAAGTTAGGGGTTCAAGAGTATATTGTGGGTAGGGCAAGAAAAAGAAGCTCTGCTTTACTTAGAAATGCTAAAATTAGAATTAGTAACATACACCCTGGCAGACTACTTATGAATATGCGAGGTAAGGATAAATGGATAAAGTAACATGCCTACTACTCAAAGAAATTTTATAGCTGGACGAATGAACAAGAGCGTTGATGAGCGTCTTGTTCCTAATGGCGAATATATAGATGCTGTAAACGTCAGGCTTGGTTCTACCGAACAATCTGAAATAGGTTCGGTCGAAAATTCAAAAGGTAATGAAAAACTTACTTCATTAGAATATTTGAATGTACCTTTAAGTTCAGAAGCAAAATGTATTGGGTCTTTGGAAGACGGTCAACGTGAAACAATTATATGGTTTGTACACGACCCTGCATTTACAGGCTCTCCTACAGGTAAGCTTGATATGGTAGTTTCTTTTAACGTGGTAGAAAATACACTTAATTATCACGTAATAAGCGTAAATGACGGCGGAGGAATTAACACAACTTTAAATTTTAATGATAAGTTTTTAATCACTGGTGTTGATAGGGTGGATGACTTATTGTTTTTTACAGACAACACAAATCCACCGAGATTTATAAATATTACAAGAGCTTACGATATACCAGCGGGTACTCCCTTGGTTGATGTTTTTACGTCTGAAGAAATATTAGTAATTAAAAAACCACCCGTCACATCACCAACTATATCATTACGCACTTTAAGTGGCGAAGAAAATTTTTTAGAAACAAGGTTTATTTCTTTTGCTTATAGATATCAATATGAAGATGGAGAATACTCTGCTTTGTCTCAATTTTCAGAACCTGCTTTTCAGCCTGTTGGATTTGATTTTAGCACAGACTCAGGTCTTAACGAGGGCATGCAAAATGTTTTTAACTCAGTACAGGTAACATATAATTCAGGTGGTGATTTAGTCAAAGAAATAGAAGTAGTATTTAAAGAGTCTACAAGTAGTGTTATAAAATCTATTGAAAAATTTAACAAAGAGGAATTAGGTCTGGCAAGCAATACTGATTATACTTTAGACTTTACAAACAGCAAAATATTTACTGTGCTGCCAAATACTGAAATAGTTAGATTGTTTGACAATGTGCCTTTAAAGGCGCAAGCCCAAACAATTATGGGGAATCGACTTGTTTATGGCAACTATGTTGATGGTTTTGATTTAATTGACTTAAACACAAACCCAGTAAAATTAGAATACACCGTTGGTTTAGTGTCTGAAGAGGTTGGAGCTGGAGATGTTTCTGATGAAACTGCTCCGCAAGATTATTCTATTGATGGCGCTGTTACAATACAAAATGCAAGAGTTAATTTTGACTTGAATGGATTAGAATTAAAAGCTGGCGCTACTGTTACTTTTGATATTCGTTTTGACCACTCTCAATTTAGTGGCCAAACTCCTTTTCCTTCAGAAACAACTGATAATGTAGATATATCATTTTCTTTTAACTTACCGAGTGATTTTAATAGTGTATACGAATTAGCCACAGACCCATTGTTTACTGAAAGCGTTGGGACGGCAGCAAATATAAAACCCGTTTCTGGTCAACCAGGAGATGAAACTTCTTGTGACGGTACAACTTTTACAGATTCTTTTAACTGCTTAATACCTCAAAACTTAGATTCATTAACAAAATTTGCCAGCGGTATATCAGCTAACGGACAGGCAATACAAATTTTCACTTCTCCCGGAAGTACTGAAATAGGTTTTTCGCTGTTAGCAATGGCTTATGTAGATGATATTACAACTCCCACCCAAACAGTATATGAATATTATGACATATCATTTGCTGAAGGGTTTTATTTAGAATTAGGAAATCCAAAAAGCTTACATAGTAATAGAGATTATGAAATAGGCATCGTGTATATGGACGAGTTTAATAGGTCTACTACAGCTTTAGTTAGCCCTAACAATACGACACATGTTCCGTGTTCACTTTCCAGTTTTGCTAACAGGATACAAGTTACAATACCACCTACTCAGTTAGCCCCAGAATGGGCTACAAGATACAAGTTTGTAATTAAGCCTGATTTAGAGGATTATAATACAATATATACTAACATATTTTTCCTTGACCCTACAACTAATGCTACGTTCTTTTTGTTAGATGGTGAAAACTCCAGAAAAGTAGAAGAGGGAGATAGGTTAATTGTAAAAAGAGATACAGATGGAGCAACTACAAGATGTAGATTTGCTACAGTATTAGAAAAAGATGCACAAACTGCAGACTTTTTAGACCCCGCGCCGAAGGATGGTCAAGGTGAGGATATACCTATCCCGGCTGGTACTTATATGAAAATATTAGCTAATGATTTTAATATTATTCAGGGAGATAATCCTGTTATACAAGCAGGCACATTAAGTAATTCCGGAACAGAGGGTGGCGACTTCCCTATTGTTAGATACCCATGCAATATTGAAGACCCTTCTTCCCCAGGTAATTTTATAGATTATACAATACCGGCCGGCTCAAGAATTAAAATAGAAGCAGATTTTAACAGACCTGGAAAGGGGCGAAAGTGTGATGGAAGAAGATATCAATTAGATTTAAACCTGACCTCATCTCAAGAATTTGAAAGTTTTAAAGAATGGTGGGATGGCGATAATATTGAGGCAAGATTAGGAGATGGTACAGCAAGCGTTTCTGGAGACCCTGATTGCCCACTTCCTTATTTTCAAAACTTTTATGACGCCTCTTTGGCTGCTAACGATAATGATATACCCAGAGACGCGTGTGTTTATAATTGGAGATTTTATAGAGATGCTACAACAAATCAACTACTATTATTAGTTACCGGAACAAACTCGTGTGCTGGTGCAAAGTATGGTTCAAGCGACAGAAGGGCTCGTGTTACTTTAACTATTTCTGTTTTTAGGGCAGACAACACTATTGTTTTTGAGACTCAACCAGAAGATGCTACTCCAGATTTGTGGTATGAATCCTCTCAATCCTTTGAGATAGACACTGCAAATGGTTTTCATACGGGTAATGTTCAAAATCAAACCAGTGTACAATCTGCTGTTATTGATACTGCATTTTTTAATTGTTACTCTTTTGGTAACGGTGTAGAGAGTTACAAAATAAGAGACTCAATAGTGGGTAAAGAATTGGCTTTAGGCGAAAAAACTACGTCTACTTCTGAATTAGATTTTAAAGAGGCTCACAGATTTGCAGACTTAACTTATAGCGGTGTTTTCAATGACGAGTCTAATGTTAATAAGCTCAATGAATTTAACTTAGGCTTACTAAACTTTAAACCATTAGAAGACACGTTTGGCCCTATTAGAAAATTAGATGCAAGAGAAACAGACATACTTGTATTACAAGAAGATAAAATATCTTATGTGTTAGCTGGCAAAAACCTTTTATCAGATTCAACAGGCGGGGGACAAGTAGCTTCAATTCCTGAAGTTTTAGGAACTCAAATCGCTCGAATAGAAAAATATGGTATTAGCAATAATCCTGAAAGTTATGTTCAGTGGGGGTATGATAAATTTTTTACTGACGCAAAAAGAGGTGTGGTATTAAAACTATCTGGCTCAGGACAAAGTGAGCAGCTTACTGTTGTGTCAGAGTTTGGGATGAGGTCTTATTTTAGGGATTTATTTATTGGTGCTCCAAACACACAAAAGCTTGGGGGGTATGACCCTTATATGAATGAGTATGTATTAAGTTCTAACATAGAACAACTGCCTGCTGATGTGGAGTGTTTTGATTGTGGTTTTAAAAGAACATTTACAATTGAAACCGGTGAAACTATTAACTACTGCGTGAATACAGGTCAGCTTGTTGGAAACGTAAATGTAGATGTTATTATAAGTGGCGGCAGTGCTTCAGTAATTGCTGAATATAACGGATTGTCACAAAACACTTCTACAACTGGAACTATAGTTATTGACAAAAACATAGTAAACAATGAAGAGGTAGATATTACCATAGGAGGAGTTACTGGAGCTACTGTTTCTGTAACAGTTAATTGTCCAATTGCAGAGGAAATTACGATTACTCAAGTTTGTATTACAAATGCTACAGATGCTGGCCAATTTATACATAACGATTACAGATGGGTAGATGGAACTTTTGTATCACCACTTCACTCTGAGCAAGTAGAATTTATAGATGATACTGCATCTGTAGTTGTTTCACAATTTTCATCAATTACAGGGCCACAAGGCGCGGGAGTAATTCCTGCAGATTCTGCTGATGTAAGTATTATTAGCAGAAAAGCTCCACAAGATGATTTTGTTTTTGACCCTACGCAAAACGAATTATATTATTTAAGGACAGACACGGTTTATCAAAACACTCCTGCGGATATAATAAGTCTTTTGAATGCCGCTGTATCATTAACTATCGACACCTCTCAAGCGCCAGTTGCATATTCGGGTGAATTTCCAATGCCTAATTCTGGAAAATACCTATATTTGATATATGATTACAGAAGCTCAGTGGAGGCTACCCTATGCTATTCTACAGCAGACTTAGAGGATGTTTGTTGTAATTGTACCGAACCAACACCAGAATAAATCATGGCTACAGAAGGAACATATTATTTAAACGGCCCCGACCTTGTTAGTTCTTCGGCAATATTTACCGACCCTGACATGAATGTATGTGCGCCAGATGGTTTTTATTCTAATGGCCAAATTGTTCGTGAACAAGTTAACTGCATATTGTTACCTCAACAAGATTGCCCTACATGCGCAGTACCTTGTGGACAAATAGCTGGATTTTCAAGTAACGTAAATGGTACGTTTTTAGGACAAACAAGTGTAGGAGCAGACTTGGGTGCTGTTATAATATATTCTATTGTGGGAAGCATAATACCCGATGGCGTTCTTGTAACATACGATAATCAAACTTTTAATCAGCTAACATTTCAAGGAAACAATGGAGACCCCATTGGTTTGAATAGTACAATTGGTAGTCCCACATATTATGGCAGCAATAGTAGAACACCCACCACAACAAACAATTTACCTGTATACACAATACAGTCTGATGGAACTTATATTCAATCCTCACTGCCAAACAGAAATATAGTTGTTGACCCTAACAATGTTGACCTTCGTGGTGGTGGCGGAGCGACTGTTTATACTCAAGTAATACCAAAGACGACATCTGTTTCAATAATGAACATAGATTACTTTGGCCCAATATTAGGCACGTTTTTTCAATACGAAGCAAGCTGTCCAGCCGCATTACCTTCATTTCAGGGAGCAGCTATAAAAGCAAATACAGATTGCGCAAGTATTGACACAACTTATTACTTTGCTCCTAACGCAACGGTAACCGGAGCTTTCCCTAATCAAACATTTGTACCTGACACAAACACAGTACCTATTGTTGGTAACTATGTTTATTCAGATGCTAATGCTGGTAATCCACTAAACCTAACGGCAACACCACAGTATATTATTTTAACCGACAACAGTTATTTAGAAATTGTTCATGGTATTGTAGTTGCTGTAGGTGCTGAGTGTACAAACCCTCCATTACCATGTGCAGGCTCTTTAAATCCCCCTGCAGGGCAACAAGGGCATTATACAGTGGAATTAGATGCGGGCTCTACTGCAAATGATACAGGTGCTGTAATTGTTTATTTTAACCCACAAAGTATTCCAGATGGAATTAGAGTAGAATATGACGGTACATATTACAATACACTTTCCGCTCCAGGATTAGGGTACAGGCAAAGTCAAAGCGGAGTGGCCGATGCTTTTACATTGTTGGGTAATCCTAATGATAATTGTTGGACACCTCAAGTAGGAACAAATACTTATAACAGAAGTATTTTAACACCACAAAATACGTGGGCAGCAAACAATCCATCTACAGGAAATTATACCCTCAACACAACAGACAACCAAACAAATGCTGCTACGCAAAATGTGTATAGTTATATGGTAATACCAAAGCCAAATGCTACACCCAACATTGTCACGGTTGAGGCTTTAGGGCCATGTGCAGGCACAGGTTTTAATTTAGCTGTTGATTGTCCAATACAATTACCATCTTTTCAATCGAGTACTGTTCGGGGAAATAACGATTGTACGATTTCATTTACTCAAGTATATTACTTTGCAAAAGATTATGCGGATAGAGCTGACGCATCAGTGGTTTACCCTAAATTATTTTATTTTGTATTTGAAGACGCCAATGGTGTAACACCGTTAGCGCAAGGATTTTATATTATGGATAACAATGATTTTATACAAGTAGATGCTAACGGAATAGTAATTGCCACTGGAGCGTGTGCACCAATACCTTAAAGATATGTCAAACGTAACAGTAACATTTAGCGAAACTTCAAAAGGGTGGCCATCTTTTTATACTTACTATCCTGATTACATTCAGGGTATGAATCAGTTTTTGTATACATTTAAGGGTGGTAATTTATATCAACATAACTCTGATAATGTATCCCGTAATAATTACTATGGTGTTCAGGGCGAGTCCAAGATAACCAGCGTATTTAACGAGTCACCTCTTGATAACAAAAAATTTAAAACACTTGTTCTTGAAGGAGATGATAGTTGGTCAGCACAGCTTTCAACCGATTTACAAACCAATGGTTTTATAAACGCCAGTTATTTTGAGCAAAAAGAATCTGATTGGTTTGCTTTTGTACGAAACAATTCTACAAATCT